CTGCAACGCCCACCCCCCGTCCACATGGGACCACATAACTAGGATCAAAGATCTTCAGGTGATTCTGGAGGGGAATGGTAAAAACGGTTAAGGTCTAACACCCTTAACCTCCCATTCCGATCCCACACTGGGCGACCAAGCCCAGACGAAGACCGGCACGAAGCCAGGCATCTTTGCCCTGTTTCAACCCCGTCTTCTAGTCATGTGACCCATTGGACCCACTTCAGCGGCACCCAACCTAGGGCGACTACGGAACTCAGGTGGAACTCGGAAGAATTCCGTCCTGATCCTGACTAAGTAGGCGAGAAGCCCCTTAGTTAAGTTCCGAGGTCGATCAGTTAACCGAGGGTAGGGCACGCGACGATTTAGATCATCAAGTGCCTTCTGTACCCTTTGGTAAACTGATCTAGGGGTGATGGACCGTTCGTGGACGACTGGAAACCCGCGCGCTAGATCGAAGGAGGCTGTTAGACCGCCAACGACTTCGCGAACGAGCTGATCCAGCGTCAGTACTAGGTCGTCGCCATCACCCCGAGCCCTACCGTACTCACTCTTCATCGCTTGTATCGCCTCTTCGACCCAGTCTGTTAAGTCTTGATGACGAGTCATCGACGAAACAGACCAGGCGTTACTAAGGCGTGCAAGGAGGAAACCGCCAAGCGCGCCTTGAGACATGCAGACGCGTACAGCCCTAGCCCATTGGGGCCGAAGGGCCTGTACCGCCGCACTCTCTGCGCCAGGCGGCCCGGGGAATCCGGGACCTCCATACTCGCGAGGAAGATACGGGTTGAAGCCTACAGATCGAAGCATTGCCAACTCACGATGCATCGTGAACCGGACGAGCCAAGGTATCGCGGGGTTCCCCCGTTCGATACTCGGCCCGGTGCAAAACGACGGTAACGGGATTCCTCCCATTACCCGACCTCTGCCGGAAAGACTTCCGACGGATGTCGTGTCGTACCACTTCAATCTGCCATCTTCAACCACACAGAGCCTCTCGACGAGACAACCGGCTTGTTGGGAAACAGTGTCCTTCGACACTGAAACCGAACCACCGGTTACGCACAGCCTATGGTCCCATCGGACTTTTACATCCGAGAAGCGACCGCAAAGGAGTGCATCATCACCAACGACACGCCAACGCTTGGTACAGGCATAGCTGAGCCATGCGTTGTACAAGCAAAGGATAGGCCACGTGGGGCCGGCTCCCATCAATGGAGCACCGTTGGTCCCCCAGGTAGACCGGTCCATTTCTCGGACTACCAAAGGGCTCAGGGTTAACCTGAGGATGGTCTCGATACCCATTCCACGGACACCAGTCGCGTCGACGATACCAGTCACTAGTGACTGGACCACATCGCCCGGGACTAAGTCAGAGGCACGGGTAAGGTCAACACTCCGGATCCATTCTCCTTCATCAACCCCCCACGTAGGGCCGATGACATCTTCGAATGGATCAACTCTTGAATCTTGCCGAAGCAAGGACAAGAGCCAGGAGATGAGCATGGATCCGAGGAACGCAACGCA